ATTAAAAATGGACGGGCAAACAATTGCGCTTTTTATTATAGGAATTTTATTAACTTGCATAGGCGCTTTAATTGCGGGGCTTGTTGTCAACGCAACGCAAACTTTTAAAGACAAAATAAACGATCTCACAAGCTTATACGGCAAGACGCTTGAAGAACTAAAAGAAACGAACAAAATAGTTTTAAAACACGAAATAAAACTTGAAACGCACGACTTTGAAATTGAAAGCCTAAAAAACACCCCTTAAATTGTTAAGGCTTCGAAGTGAAATAACAATTAACGAAACAACTTTCGACGCTGTTGTTAGCGTAGAAATAGAAAGCACTTGGGAAAATTTAACCGACACTTGTAAGATTGAATTGCCGAATAACTTCAAGCGTGACGGGCGTAATATAACCGTCGGCGACGAAGGTTTTTTTAAACGCGGCGACGCGGTAACGGTTAAACTTGGATATTTTCCAAACCTAAACACCGAATTTGAAGGCTACATTCGGCGCATAGCTGTTGACAATGTTATTACTATTGAAGTTGAAGATTCGGCGTATTTACTCAAACAAAGCACAATAACAAAAAGTTTTAAAAGCACTAATTTGAAGAACCTATTAACAGAAATTTCGCCTATTGACTTCGAAGCTGTTGACGCCGAACTTGGTCAATTGCGACTTACAAGGGTTACGCCCGCAGCCGTAATTGAAGAACTTCGCAAAATTTACGGGCTTGTTTCCTTTGTTCGTGACGGCGTGCTTCAAGTCGGGCTTGCTTACTATGACAACGGCACACAACACAACTTCGACTTCGAACAAAATATAATCGACAACGGGCTTGAACAAGGCGACCCCGACGACTTATTTTTGACCGTTTACGGGTCAAGCAAGCAAGACGACGACACGGTTCTTGAATTTTTCGCTTGGTACGAAAACAATAAAGTCAACACCAGCGACAAAGACCCGCAAAAAGGCGAAATTGAAAAGCTTGCTATAAAAAGTCAAATAACAAAAAAAGACCTTGAATTTTACACTATTAACAAACTTGAAAACCGTATTTTAACGGGCGCACTTGGCGACCTGACAACGTTCGGCGAACCAAGCGTTAAACACGGCGACACGGTTAACTTAATTTCGCGCAAGTTTCCTGAACGCGAAGGGGTTTTTTTAGTTAAAAAAGTTGTAAAAACTTTTGGGCTTGGGGGCTTCAGGCAAACAATAACTTTGAACACTAAGTTAAACAAATGACAATAAAAGAAATAATTGAACAAGTTTCGAAGGGCGAAGAAGAAATTTATTCTATTGTCGCAACCGTTGACGAAGTTGACGAAAGCGCCCGAACTTGCACTTGTACGCCAATAAACGACGGCGCGCAATTGTTTAACGTTACGCTTCAGGCGGCGCGAAGCGCTTCAACGGGCTTGGTTCAAATACCAAAAATTAACAGTCACGTTGTCATAACGTTTTTGTCAAAAGATACGGCGTTTGTATCTTTGTTCGTTGAAGTAGAAAAAGTTCTTTTAAATTGCGACGAAATAACGCTTAACGACGGCGGTAACGGCGGGCTTATAATTATTGCCGACCTTATAAACAAAATTAACGCTCTTGAAAACGCGCATAACGGGCTTGTTCAAAGTTTTAATTTACACACGCACGTAACAACGGCGACAATTAGCGCTTCGGCGGTTGTTGGGGTTATAACGCCGACGACTTCGCAAAACACCGATATAATTGCGCCGACAACAACAGCGCAAGACATTGAAAACACTAAAGTAACGCACTAAATGGCTTTGATAGTTGAAGATATAATTTTTGAAAGCATACCAAACACGCAAAAAGAAGCGCTTCAGATTAGCGGCGGCGACTTTGTTGTTAAAGCTTCGGATCAAATGCACATTCAACACATTTTAAGGGCTTCAGAAGGTCAATATTATCAACACCCGTTTGTTGGTCTTGGCGTTCGTGACTTTCAGGGGGCGACGCTTAACCCGCAACGCCTGAAGCAAGAAATTAAAACACAATTAAAAGCGGACAATTTAATTACAAAGGTTATTCAGGTAAGCCCCGAATTTGTTATTAATATAGACGCTGAAAGGTTAAAATAATGGCGCTTGAAAAATATATTGTAAAAGAAGGGCAAAATATTTTCGACGTTGTGCTTCAAAATTACGGCACACTTGACGAATTGTTTACTATTTTTACAAATAACGCAGCTTTAACAATTAACACCGATTTAACGGCGCTTCAGGAAGTTGTTATTAACACCGAAATAACGGGAAACTTGACAGTAAAAAACAAATATATAACAGCGGCACACGTTACCAACAACGCCGACGGCGCTTTTGTGCCTGTTGTTAATCAAAAACAATTTATGAACGGCGACCCCTTCAATTTTATGAACGGCGACCCCTATCAATTCGACTAATAATGGCAAAACTAACCGATAAAAGCGCAATTGTAACGCTTTCACTTTCTGACCTTATTCACGTTGTCGACGTTGACGACCTTACAAGTGACCCTTTAGGTACTTCAAAAAAAGCTTCAATTAGTCAAATTGTTGCACTTGCTGGCGGCGCGCCAACACATACGGGCGAAGTTACAGGCGCGACGGTTTTAACCGTTGATAAAACAGCAATAACAAATAAAACAACAGTAACGGGCGTTTCGGGCGACTTTGTACTTATAAGCGACACCAGCGACGGGGGCAACCTTAAAAAAGTTGACGTTGTTGACTTCTTAGGGGGCGCAGCCGACGGCAACGGTATTTACAGCGGTTCGGGGTCTTTAACAGCCGCGACAACGGTAACAAACGCGGGGTTTGACCTTTTTATTATGGGCGCGGGTAATTTAGGTATTGGCACAATCACACCAAGCGAAAAACTCGAAGTCGTTGGAAACACTAAAATAACGGGCGGAATTGACGTAGATAATTCAACTTTTTTAGTCAACAGCACTACTCACGCTTGGAGTTTGGGTTATTTAGCCACACCTGACACAACTATACCTGATGCAGTTACGATTGGCTATCAAGCTAATACTTTAGGTAGTGGTAGAAGCATTGCGATTGGTAGGGCTGCGACCGCACTCGCAACGGGAGTCGCTTCAAATATAGCCATAGGCTACCAAGCAAAAGCACCAAGCGGCGACAATGTAATAAGCATAGGCGACCAAAGCGGCAGCACAATAACTTCAAACGGAAGCCAAACTATCTTATTTGGTTATTTAGCGGGCAACCAAAGCGCAACAATAGGAACGCAGACAATAGCAATAGGCGACCAAACCGACGCGACAGGAATACAGGCGACCTTATTAGGTAGTCAAGCCGAAGCCGCTGCAAATTGGGCAATAGCAATAGGGCGGCAAGCTAAAGCGAATCACATAAACGGAATTGCAATAGGGTTGAAAGCTGAAACGGGCACAGGCACAACAAGGGCTTATGTAATTGCAAGCGGCACAACGGGAACGGTTAACAGTCAAACAGATAGTTTGGCGGTTGGTTTTAATGAAGCAACGCCGCGCTTTTTATTCGCCAAAACAGCCGACAGTTATCTAAATGGAACGGGTAACGTAGGAATTGGAACGACCACACCGAGCGACAAACTTGAAGTTTCAGGTAATTTGAACGCAACACGCTACAAAGTTAACGGCGTTGCGGGGGCAAACTTCAGCGGCGCGGTTACAAATATCACAGTCGTTGACGGGTTGGTTACAATAGTAAGTTAATAAAATACAAAGAAAATGTCACATTTAACAACAGCACAGGCGACAAAATTAGTAAACGAAGGAACTATTTTAAGGCGCTTAATTAATGAAGTTTACGACTTTCACAAGTTCAGCGGCAAGCTTGACGGCGCATATTATGAAGCCGCAACCCCGCAACAATACGATCTTAACCTTGACGCCGACACAACGCTTGAAGAAGCAAGGGCGGCTTTTATTACACACTTTAAAGAAGCCGAACACAAGCCGACACCGCCGACAATTGAAGATTCTACAAACTGGTAAAAATATTAATTCAAATCAAAAGAAATGGGAAGCTTTAAAAATAAAAAAACCGAAATAACAAAAGACGAAAACGAATTTATAACGTTCAAAGACCTTGCGAAAGCTTGTATTAATGTAACACCCGAAGGGGGGCTTAATGTTTCAGAAATGAAAAACCGCTTAAACGTTATGGCGCAGCTTGAAAAGTCAAACGGCGAAATAAATATTACAGGAAGCACCGAAGAAGAAACGCTTAAAAATTGCGTCGCTTCAATGAAATGGGCGCTTATTCATAAGCACGTTGTCGAATTTTGCGAAGCGGTTAATAAAATGTAACAAATGGCGCGAACTATACAAGTTATTTACGATAGCATAATTGCGGAAAAGCAAAACCAAACGGCGTTAAATGCTTTGCAACCAGCAATAGACGACAGCCAAACGCTTTTAAACGACTTAACAAGCACTTCTAAGGTTGCAATTTGGCGGCTTTGGGCTTGGCTTACGGCGGTCGCAATAAACGTACACGAAAACGTTTTCGATTTGTTCAAAGCTGAAGTTGAAGCGCGGGCGCTGGAATTGCCAACAGGAACGGGGCTATGGTATCACACACAAATTTTGTTATACCAACACGGCGACGCTTTGGTTTGGTCGGGCACGCAATACGGTTACGACCCAATAACACCAGCGAACCGAGTAATCGACACCGCCGCAGTAATTGACGCGGGGTTTCAGGTACGTATTAAGCTTGCGAAGTTTGACTTAGCGGGCGACCCTGAAGCACTAAGCGCCGCCGAACTTAGCGGGGCGCAAGGTTATATTAATCAAATAAAATTTGCTGGCACAGCGACAAACGTAACAAGCGGCAACGCTGACGACTTGAAGGTTAACTATTTTATAAAATATGACCCGATACTTTTAGCCCCTGACGGTTCGCTTATAAGTGACCCCGCGCAGTTTCCTGTTATTGACGCGATAAAAGCAAAAATTAAAAGCTTGCCGTTTAAT